AACTGCACGACCCGGCCGCCTCGGCGCGGCCCGGCGTGGACCGCATCCGCGCGGCCTACGAAGCCACCCCCGCCTGACCCGCCCCGTCATCTGACGGGCACGACCACCCACAGGAGCACCCGTCATGGCAGTCACCCTCGCCGAAGCCGCCCCCCTCTCGCAGAACAGCCTGCAGCGCGGCGTCATCGAGACCTTCGTCCAGGCGTCCCCGGTCCTCGACCGCATCCCCCTCATGGGGATCGACGGCAACGCCTACGCCTACAACCGGGAGTCGGCCCTGCCCGGCGTCGCCTTCCGCGCCGTCAACGAGGCCTACACCGAGTCCACCGGCACCGTCGTCCAGGCCACCGAGTCCCTGGTGATCCTGGGTGGCGACGCGGACGTCGACAAGTTCATCGTCGCCACCCGCGGCAACCTCAACGACCAGCGTGCCGTGCAGACGGCGATGAAGGTCAAGGCCGTCGCCTACAAGTACCAGGACACCTTCTTCAACGGTGACGTCACCGTGGACACGAAGGCGTTCGACGGGCTGAAGAAGCGGCTCACCGGCGCCCAGGTCATCGACGCCGCCACCAACGGCCTCGGTGTCGTGTCCGGCGGCCACGACTTCCTCGACGCCGTGGACCGGCTCCTGGCCGCCGTCCCCGGCATCAACGCGCAGAACGGCGCCATCTACGCCAACGCCGCCGTCCTGGCCCGCATCACCTCGTCGCTGCGGCGGCTGGGCGGCGCGGACTTCATCCGCGAGGACCTCACCGGCAAGCGGGTTCTCACCTACAACGGCATCCCGGTCCTCGACCCGGGACAGACCGCAGCCGGCGCCGACATCATCCCGCAGACCGAGACGCAGGGCACCGCCACCGGCACCGCCTCGTCCATGTACGCGGTCAAGTTCGGTCAGGACGAGGGCGACCAGGGCGTCACCGGCCTGGCCTCCAACGGGCTGCTGCTGCCGGCCGCCTACGACCTGGGCGAGATCGACTCCAAGCCGGTCTACCGCACCCGCATCGACTGGTACTGCGGCCTGGCGACGTTCGGTGGCCGCGCCGCTGCCCGCCTCCGCGGCGTCCTCGCCTCCTGACCACCGACCGAAGCTGACTGAGGAGCATCACGATGGCTGCACGCGACAAAACCCAGCCCGGCCCCGCTGGGACCAACGGCACCACGACCACCGAGTCCGTCACGGTGCCGTCGGAGGTCAAGCCCGGCGACGCCCCGTTCGACACCACCGACCCGAGCGAGCGGGTCACGTCGATCGACAACCCCGACAAGGGGGCCGCCGCCGCGGCTGGCTTCGGCACCGTGAACGCGGTGCTGCCCCTCACGGAGGCCGAGGTGCCAGCGGTCGACAAGCCGAAGGACCGCGTCGAGCGGTACCAGGTCAGCGGCCCCGACGGGAAGCTCGTCACCGTGGAGCACAACCTGGACACCGGTCAGACCAAGACGGTCTAACCGAGGCGACCGGCCGGGAGTGTCCGCCGCACCTCCCGGCCGGTGCACGTCTTGGTGGCGGGGCGTCCCTCGGGTCCCCCGCGCGCTGGTACCTAGCCCGTAAGGCTGTCGGCCGGTGTCACAGGGGGTCCTTTCCGCCGGTGCCATCGACACGTCCTGCGCCCCGCCACCACACCCCCGGAGGTTGACCGTGCGCGTGTACGCCACCTCCGCCCAGCTCGCTGAGTGGACCGGCACCGCGTCGCCCGGCAACGCCGCGCAGTTGCTGCGGTCCGCGTCGCTGCTGGTCGACCGCGAGTTGCTCACCGCCGTGTACCCGACCCTCGACGACGGGTCACCCCGCGACGAGGGCACCGCGCAGGTCCTTGCCGACGCCGTGTGCGCGCAGGCCGCCACGTGGGCAGCTCTCGGCATCGACCCGATCAAGGGCGCCGCCGACGAGCCGCAGACGAACAAGGTGGTCCGGAAGACGCTGGCCACGGCGACCATCGAGTACGACCGCGGATCGTCGCAGGATCGGGCCACGTACGCCGCAGCCCGGCAGCAGGCTGCCGTGGAACTCGCCCCCGATGCGCAGCAGATCCTCGCCGCCGCGGGGCTGCTTACCGGCCAGGTGTGGCTCCGTGGCTGACGAGCTCACCGACTGGTTCGTGCACACCGTCACCGCCACCCCTGAGGGCGGCACAGGTGCGTGGGGACCGGTCGCCGGCACACCCGCGACCCTGCACGGCTTCCTGGACGACACGCGCCGGCTGGTCCGCTCCAGCAGCGGTGAGGAGACCGTGTCGGAGTCGACGTTCTACACGTCCATCGACAACGCCGACGCCCTGCAGCCCGGCACCGAAGTCGACCTGAGCTACCGCACCGCGACGGTGATCGGGCAGAACCGGCACACCGCCCCCGGGTTAGACCTCCCCGAGCACCTCGAGGTGACCCTGACGTGAGCGCCCGCCTGGAATGGAACGGCGACATCGTCGACGCCCGCATCCACGAAGCAGCAGCCGACGGGCTGAACGACGCCGGAGAACACCTCGTCGGCGTCTCCCGATCCCGCGCCCCGCATGAGGAAGGGATCCTCGAGCTCTCGGGCACGTGGAGCCCCGATCGGGAAGCGCTGCGCGGCGTCGTCTCCTTCGACACCCCCTACGCCGTGTACCAGCACGAGGTGCTGGATCTCCAGCACGACCCGGGGCGCACCGCGAAGTACCTCGAAGAGCCCGCTCACGAAGAGATGGCTGCGATGACCGAACTCGTCGCCGCCCGGATCCGCCGCGCACTCACCTGAGGAGCACCGTGAAGATCACCCATCCGGTCAAGGGCTACAGCGGACACGTGCAGGTCGGCTCCTACGGGCTGCACTTCCTCGCCGGCGTTACCCACGCCAAGGCGAAGGACATCGACGGCAAGGTCCGCGCTTCGCTCGTCGCCCAGGGGTTTCTCGTCGAGGACGACCGGCCCGGCCGCGGCGCCGACACCCCGGACGACGACGCCACCCCCGACGCTCCCGCCGAGTAGCAGGTGGGCGCCACCGTCGACTTCCTCACCGGCCTAGCCGTCTTCCTCGACTCCCAGGCTGTCGGGAAGTACCGGGCCGACGGCGCCTACCAGCCAGCCGACACCGCGTGGGTGTTCGGCGGGGTCCCCGACAAGCCCGACCGGGTCATCGTCGCCGCCAAGTACGGGCAGGACGACGACCCCACGCAGGCCGAGTCCACCTACCGGGTGCAGCTACGTACCCGCGGGCCACGTGGCGACATGCGCGCCTCCGAAGACCTGCAGGACGCCCTGTTCGACGCCCTGCACAACCTGCCCCGCCAGACCATCGGCGGCATCACCGTCGCCGGCTGCTGGCGCCGCTCCTACGCCTACCTGGGTGTCGATGGCAACGGCCGGCACTCCCACACCTCGAACTACGAGTTCCCGCTGCACCGCCCCACCCCACACCGGCTCTGAGGAGACCCCGTGACCCTGCCCGTCCGCACCGAGCTGGCCCCGTCCACCACGAACCGCAAGTGGTGGCTGGACGTCTCCCCCGACGGCACCACGTGGACGCCGCTCATGGGCGTCACCGAGAACGGCATCAACCTCGACGACGCCACCTGGACCGACGACTCCGACTTCGACGGCGGCGGCGCCCGCTCCCAGGTGAAGACCGCGTTCGGCTGGGGCGGCACCGTCACCGTCCGCCGCGGCCCCACCGCCGCCGCACCCACCGCCTACGACCCCGGCCAGGAACTGTGCCGCGCCGCCGCGATCGGCAAGACCGGCCCCGCTAACTCCATCTTCATCCGCATGTACGAGATGGAGGACAACGGTCCCCGCGAGGAGGCGTACTCCGGCCGGGCTGGCGTGCAGTGGGCCAACGGCGGCGGCGACATGGCCGCCCGCTCGACGGCGGCCATCACCTTCCAGGGTCAGGGTGCGCTCGCCCAGATCAGCCACCCCGACGCCTGATGCCCTTCGAGGACCTCGCGGCGTTCATCTCCCCCGGCTTCGACTTGCCCATCCAGGGCCGGTCGTATCGGGTGCCGGCGCCCAACGGCCGTGACGGGGTGTACCTGCAGGCGCTGATGGATGGGGCGGCGACGCTCACCCTCACAAGCAGCACGTTGGGCGCGGCGAACACCGTCATCCTGTCCGACGAGAAGGAACGCACCGTCTACCAGCTGGCCCTGGGCCCGGCCTACGACGAGATGCTCGACGCCGACGTGCCATGGCCGGTCATCAAGCACGCCGGCATGACCGCCTGGATCCGGTGGACCCGCGGCGACGCCGCCTCCGAGAAGTACTGGGTGACCCTGGGTGCGGCCCCGGGAAAAGCCCAGACGGCGGACCCGACGAGTTCGGTTACACCGCCCGAGGACCCGTCGACCCCACCACCGGCCTAGCCCGCTGGTACGACCCGCCACCGGCCCCCGTCGGCCCCACCTGGGGTGACCTGTTCGGGCATTGGGCGCTGATCGACGCCGACCTGCAAGACCGCGGCGTCGACATCTGGGACGACCAGTTGCTCGCCGCCCGACCGTGGCCGTGGCTGCGTAACCGGATCCTCGGGCTCCTGACGGCGGACACCCGCACCTTTCGCACGCTCGTCGTCGCCCGCACCCCACCGCCGCCACCGCAACCGACCTGACCCCGGGGGGTGCTTGTGGCCCTCGACCTCGGCGAACTGTCCATCGCCCTCGAGCTGGAGAACAACCAGTTCCGCGCCGGCATGGCCGAGGCCAAAGCCGAGATGTCGGGTCTGGGCGCGACCGCTGAGCGGGAGGTCGGGAAGGTCAGCCGCGAGTTCGACAAGGGCGGCCAGGCCGCCGGCGGCAAGCTCGCGCAGGGAATCAACGCCGGGCTGATCCGCAACTCCCCGCTGATCGTCGCCGGCATCTCCGCCGCGCTCGCCGCCGGTGCGCCTGTACTCATCGCGGGCGCCACCACCCTGTTCGCCGGTGTCGGCATCGCCGCCGCCGCACAGGCCCCCGCCGTGCAGTCCGCGTGGGTCGGCCTGTGGGACAACATCAAGTCCTCCGCCATCGACGACGCGCAGGCACTGCAGGCGCCGTTGATCTCCGCCGCCGACCGCATCGGCGCCGCGTTCACCGGCCTGCGACCCCAGCTGCAGCAGGCGTTCGAGGGCTCGGCCCCCGCCATCGCGTCCGTGACCGACGGCATCATCGCGCTGTCGGAGAACGCGATGCCCGGCCTGCTGGACGCGGTGCAGTCCTCCGACCCCGTCATGCGCGGCCTCGCCTCACTGCTCGGGTCCACCGGCACCGGCCTGTCCAACTTCTTCTCGATCATCTCCGAGCACTCCCCGGCCGCCGGGCAGGCTTTCGCCGCACTCGGCGACATCCTGGGTTCGGCGCTGCCGGTCCTGGGTGAGCTACTCGGTCAGGGCGCGGAACTCGCCGCTGTCGTCCTCCCCCCGCTGGCGACAGCCATGGCCGCGGTCGCCGACGCCGCTGAGGACCTGGGTCCACTGCTGCCGGTCATCGCCATGGGCCTCGGCGCGCTTAAGGTGGGCAACGGCGTCACGGCCATGTTCGGCAGTCTGTCTACCCGGCTGGCAGCCAACGCTGCCGCCGGTGGCGCCCTGTCCGGGGTGACCGGGTCCCTCGCAGGGAACATGGGCAAGGTCGCCTCGATCGCCGGGCCGCTCGGCATGAGCATCGCCGCGGTCGCCCTCGCCTACCAGCACGGCAAGCAGCAGGCCAAGGAGTTCGGTCAGGCCATCCTCGACGGGGGGCAGGCGTCACAGGACGCCTTGAGTCAGGCCGCCGCCAACGACGTCACGGGGAAGCTGCTGCAGGGCTTCCCGCTGTTGTCGGCCGCGGTGGGGCTCTTCACCTCGAACACCCATGAGGCGCGCACGGCGTCCCGTGAGCTGTTCGCAGGGATGAACGACGGCGAGCAGGCCGCGCAGATAGTGAAGCTGCGCACCAGCGAGCTCGCCGACGCCGTCTCCACCTACGGGCAGAGCTCCCCGCAGGCCGCCTCCGCCGCTGAAGCCCTCACCGCTGCGCAGAGGGCACAGGAGGACGCGGCCAGCGCACTGGAGATGGCGCAGCGCGGTGTCACTGCCGCGATGGTGGAGCAGGCGAACCAGGCGATGGCCGCGATCGACTCGTCGTTCGCCTACCAGGACTCCCTCAACCAGCTCGAGGACGCCCAGGCCGCTCTGGCCGACGCCCAGGCCCACGTCAACGACTCCAACGCCGACACCCGCACCTCGTCGGAGGATGTGCAGCGGGCGCAGCTCGCCCTCGCCGAGCAGGCCTACGCCACCGCCGAGGCGTACGGGCGACAGCAGGCCGACCTGTCCGGCCTGGCCACAGACACCGACGAGTACGGCCGCCTCATCCAGACCAACACGCTGCAAGAGCTGTACCGGCTGCGGGACGCGGCGGGCCCGGAGATGGCCGGCGCGCTGCAGCAGCAGATCAATATGCTCGAGGCGTCGGGCGTGTCACTCGGCGAGACCGGTGTGGCTGCGAACGCCACCCGGGACCGCATCCGCGACCTCGGCATGGCGGTCACGGAGGTGCCCGGCTACAAGGGCGTCATCATCGACGCCCCCACGGCCGAGCAGCAGGCCCGCCTGCAGGCCCTGGGGTACACGGTGGTCACCCTGCCCAATGGGCGGGTGTACGTCACCGCAGACACCGCGGACGCGCAGCGGCAGATCGCTGCTGTGCAGGCGCTGATCAACGGCCTGCATGACCGCACGGTCACCATCACCACCCGATCCGCGACCGTGCAGGAGCCCGGTGTCCAGGGCATGGGGCGCGCTGCTGTTGGCGGTAAGGCGGGCGTGCGGGCGCGCGGGTTCTCCGGTGGCGGTGAACTGTCCGGGCCGGGCACTCCCACGTCGGACAGCATCTCGGCGCAGACGTTCAGCGGGCTCCCGCTGGCCCTGTCCGACGACGAATGGGTCATCAAGGCCCGTTCGGCGGCCAAGTACGGCGACGCCGCGATGGCGGCCGTGAACGCCGGCACCGCGCAGATCCTCCTGCCCGGCGGCGCGACCAACGGAAGGGCTACAGCACCGATCCACGTCACCTCCGGGCCCGTGCACATCTACCTCGACGGGCAGGAGTGGCGGGGCATGGCCCGGGTGGAGGCGCAATCTGTCGCCATCGACGCCCTGTACGGCGGCACTGACCGCGGGAGGTACAACCCGTGAGCAGCGTCACCGTGACTGCAACACCCGAACCGGGCAACGTGCCCCCACGGGTCCGGCTGAACATCACCGACACCGGCACCCCGGCTGTCACCGCGGTCACCCCAACCCGGCTGAACCCGGACGGGTCGACGGTGCCCGTGCGCACCTACGACGGGAATCCGCTCACCCTCACCTCGGGAACTGGGCTCCTGTACGACTACGAGATGCCTTACGGGGCCCCGGTGTCGTACTCGACGATCGAGTCGCCCACGCTGTCCTCAGCGCAGGTTGCCGTCGGTGTCGCCGACGTGTGGCTAGTCCACCCCGGTGTGCCGGCACTGTCACAGCCGATCCGCGTGATCGCAATCAATGAGCGGGTTCGGAAGGCGCAGCGCGGCGTGCACTTCCCGATGGGTCGCCGCGGTCCGGTGGTGCAAACCGACGGGCAGCGCAAGAGCGCCGCGTACACGCTCACCATCCGGACCAACACCGACTCCGCCCGGGCAGCGATCGACAACCTCCTCGACGACGCCTCCGTGCTGCTACTCAACGTGCCCGCCACCAAGGGGTGGGGTGTCACCGCCGAATACGTGTCCGTCGGAGACAGCACCGAGGCGAGGTTCGCCCCGTACGGCTCCGAGCAGCGCCGCACTTGGGATCTACCGGTGCTGGTCGTGGATCGGCCGGTCGGTGGTTCCCAGGCGCAGCGCACCCTGCTGGACCTGCTGGACTACCCGACGCTCAACAGCCTCGCCGCCGCCTACTCGACGCTGAACGCTCTCCTGGCCGGCCCGTGACCGCGAGGGGGCGTGATGGCCTACCCGGTCGCTGACCCGTACCGGCAGGCCATCCGCAACAGTCTGATCATCGGCTACACGGTCACCGCTACCCGCGCCGGGGTGGTGGTGCCCGGCTGCGAGGCGCTGCAGCCCACCGGCGGGGCCGTCACCGACACCACCAAGCCGGGTGTCCGACGGGTGCTGGACCTCGAACTCGCCCCCACCCCCGGCCTGTTCGACAAGCTCGAGCCCGCTGGAACCTTGCTGACCACCACCGCGCACGTCCAGTACACGAACCGGACCGTCGTAGACATCCCGATGGGTGTGTTCGACGTCGACCGGGAGACCTTCGCGGAAGGCGGCGGCGGGCTGTCCCTGACCGCCCCCGACAAATGGGCGAAGATCGCCCGCGCCCGATTCCTGTGGCCCACCGGCCCCCTCGTCGGAGACCTGGTCACCAACGTCATCGTGGGCCTGATCCGCGATGCGCTCGGCGCCGGCGAGCCGGTCAACGTCCTCGCCACGTCCCGGGCGCTCTGCGGCTCCCTGACCTGGGACAAGGACCGTGCCAAGGCCATCACTGACCTCGCCGAGTCCATCGGCGCCTGGGTGTACTTCGACCGCAACGGCGTCGCCACCATCGCCGACCTGCCCACCATCGGCGCGTCCGCCGACTGGCTGGTCGACTCCTCCACCGCCGGTGTCCTGACCAGCCTGGACCGGTCACGGGACCGCACCAAGTCCTACAACGTGGTCGTCGTCAGCTCCTCAGCTACCACCGGCGACGCGTTCCCCACCCAATACGTGTGGGACGACGACCCGACCTCCCGCACCTACGCCGGCACCGACCCGCCGTCCGGGGCGAACGTCGGCCCGTTCGGGATCGTCCCCTACTTCTACGACACCCCGCTGCCGCTCAGCGTTGACGGGGCTCGGGCAGCTGGCGCCGCGATCCTGGCCCGCGCCGTCGGCCTCGCCTCGCAGGTATCCCTCGGTCAGGTGCCGAACCCTGCGGTCGACGCGTTTGACGTGCTCGACGTGCTCCCCGCGAAGGAGCGGTACGACATCCCGCGGGTGCTCGAGCGGCACATCGCAGACACCGTCACCCACCCGCTGGTTGTGGGGCAGGCGCAGACCATCGACGGCCGATCGACCCGGGCGGATGACTACTCGTGACCGACGATCCACGCCGAAGAGTGCAGCGCGCGCAGCGGCAGTCCGCCGACGCGCAAGGCGACCGGATCAGCGCCGCGATCCCCACCACCACGGTGCTGGCCACCGTGTCACTGGTGGAACCGGGCGCCGCCGGGGACGGCAACGCGCGGGTCACCGTGCTGCTCCGCGGCAACCCGGTCGTCGTCGAGGGCTATCAGGCGTCGTACACGCCGGTGGCCGGGCATCGCGTCAAGTGCACCTACACCGCCAGCAGCCAGCTGCTCATCGACGGCCGCATCATCGGCCAGCCCTAGGAGGACCACGTGCCCACCACACCGAAGGGCTTCCGCTACCCGCAGGGCAGCGACAACACGAACCTAGCGCAGTACTGGCAGAACCTCGCCACGGACATAGACAACTACCTCAACGGGTCGGCGGTGTCGATCCCGCTGGCGTCGGGCTGGACGAACCTGGCCGGCGGCTACGCGGCGCTGCAGGGCTCCCGCATCAATTACCTGTGCGTCGTCTACGGCGTCGTCGTGAACGCCAACCAGTACGGGTCGGTGCCGGTCAACATCTCCACCAACGTCCCGGCTGCGTTCCGGCCGCTGAAGCAGGTGATGGTGCACGGGGCGGTGGAGATCGGTGCGACGCCGGCGTTGCAGTCGTGTCGGTTCGACGTCCTGCCCAACGGCACGATCACGGTGACCCCGGGCGTGACGATCGCCGCCAACGCCTTCCACACCTTCACCGCGGTCTACAACACCAACAACGTCTGACCGATCCCGCTCCACGCAGGCCCCGCCGTCCGGTGGGGCCTTTCTCATGCCCGGAGGTGCCCGTGCCCGAGTACCCGATCGAGGACTACGCGACGGCGTGGCCCGAAACGGCTCAGCCGACCGCTGACGAGCCCGAAGACGATCCCGGTCACCTTGTGCCCGATGAGGTGTGGGCGCGCGTCGTGGCTCACGTGGAGGGCGACGAGTGACGGGATTGGGCATTCTGCTCGCTCACCTTGTCGGGGACTATCTGTTTCAGACCCACCATCAGGCCAGCGAGAAGGTCAAGCGATGGGGTCCCGCTCTTGCTCACGCGGCGACGTACACCGTCGCGTATGCATTCGTGACCCAGTCATGGCCGGCGCTGCTGGTCATCGGTGGCACCCATGCCGTAATCGACAGGTACCGACTCGCTAAGCACGTCGTCTGGCTGAAGAACCAGTTTGCCCCGCGCGCCTTTCGGCCCGCGCATACGGCTACCGGATACGCGGACGACGTTCCTCCGTGGATGGCCGTCTGGCTGCTCATCGTCGCCGACAACGTGATCCATCTTCTGATCAACACTGCCGCCGTCTATTGGCTCGGAGGCGCTTCATGACTGTCGTCGACCGGTTCGTTCAGGCCGTCTCTCACGGCGGCAAGATGGCAAAGCCCACCCTCATCGTCGTCCACTCCGCTGAGACCCCGCTCAAGGCGGGCTACGCGAACAGCATCGCCGTCAACTGGTTCGGCAAGTCCGCGACCACCTCCGCGCACTTCATGGTCGACCCGGTCGAGACGATCCGGATGCTGTCGGACAACGTCGTCTCCTACGCGGTCGGACCCAAGGCCAACGGGTTCACCCTCAACGTCGAGCAGGCCGGCTACGCCCGGTTCTCCCGCGCCGACTGGACGACCCCGGACGGGCTCGCCCAGCACAAGCGCGTCGGCGCCCTGGTCCGTGAACTGTGCGACACCCGCGGCATCCCGCTGCGCTGGGCCACCGACCAGCAGATCCGCGACGCCGCCCGCGGCATCCCCGGCGGCATCTGCTTCCACAACGACATCCACCGGGTCCTCGGTGGGACCACGCACACCGACCCGACCCCCCACTACCCCGGCGACCTGATGATGGCCGCCGCAGTCGGCGGCGCCCCTATCGCGCCCACCCCCCAGGAAGAGGACGACGACATGCCTCAGGCCTTCCCGTTCCAGGTCGCACCCGGCTCCGGTCCCGTCACGGTGGTGATCCCGCCCGTCGGTGCGTTCGGCAAGCCCTCCGGGGCCGCCAAGTGGGGTCCCGCGTGGCTGACGATGGGCACCGACCGGGGCGGGGAGGCGGGTGGCCCCGTCAACGCCCGCGTGATGATCCACAACGGGGACACCGACACGTGGCGGCCGGCGTTCGGTGGCAAGGAGACCACGGTGTTCGCCCTGGGCCGGTTCGGGACGCTGCCCCTGTCCCCCGGCGACAACGCCATCGTCATCAGCCAGTACGACGGCCCCCTCAGCGGCAACGTCGAGTACGCCAAGGCCTGACCGGCCGCGGCGAGGGGGACGTCGTGACCCGACGCGAACAGGCCGTCATCTGGCTACTGCACCGCATCCCAACGGCGATCCTCGTCGCCCCCGAACGGGTGGCGATCAAAGCGGCGTGCGCCCTCATCGGCCTCACTGCCATCGTCGCCGTCCGGCCCAGTTCCCTCAATGCACTGCTTCCCGCGTGGTCGGTGTACGTGTGGGGCACCACGTGGCTCCTGGGTGGCTTGGCGGGGCTGACGGGCTACTGGCGTAGCAGCCGTGAGATCGAGCGCGCCGGGCACTGGCTGATCATCGGCGGCGCCATCGTCTATGCGGTTGCCGTCGCCTACGTCCTCGGACCCAGCGGCTACGCCACCGTCGTGCTCGTGGCATTCATCGCACTGTGCTCACTGGTGCGGCTCCTCGTTGCGGCGGGTGCCCGTCTGTCCAGAAAGCGGCGCCAGTGATCCGAGACATCCTGACGGGTGGCAGTGTTCTGACGCTCGTCGGGGTGCTGGCCAAGCTGGCGGTCGACTGGTTGCGAGGCCACCGGAAAGACGCCGCCGATGCAGATGTAGCAGAGGGGTCGGTCGCTCCCACGCTGGTGGAGAAGACCCTCGGCGCCGCGGACGCACAGATCGTCTTCCTGGAGAAGGCGAACGCTGCTGAACGCGCCTCCTACGAACGGCGACTGAAGGCGCTCGAGGCCGACGTCAAGCGGGTCACTCATCAGCGCGACGAGCTGCAGACCGAAGTGACCCGGCTCCGCGCTGCCATGGATGAGCTCGGCAGCCAGTTCAGGGCGATCAAGCAGCAACTCGACGCCCTCCCGCACACACCCTGACCCGGACGACTCAAGGAGCTACTTGTGGCCCGCTGGACTGATTACACCGAGCCCGCCCGTATCCGCGCCGTCGTCACCGCCGTCGTCGGCCTCGCCGCCGCTCTCGGCCTGACCCTGCCGTTCGACCTGCCCGGCGCCAGCGAGGTGCTCATCCCCGTCCTCGCCTTCGTGCTGCCCCTCATCCAGGGCGAAGCGACCCGGGCGAAGGTACGGCCCGCCGGCAAGCAGACGCCCGGCGTACCCGACCACGAAGCCTGACATGGCCAACACCGAAGCTCAGGCCGCGGCCACCGATCCCACCTACGAACTCGCCCTCCGCCGCGCTGCCGCGATCAAGCAGTTCAGCGGCGCCTACGTGTACCAGCCGCGGTCACAGGCACTCATCGACGCCGCCCGGGCCGCCTACCAGGCGATCGCCGCCACCCCCGTCGACGAAGCACTAGCGGCCTCCACCCAGGCCGAGTACGAGCGGGTGAGGGCGACCCTGCCGTGACCGTCCCCAACTACCTGCCGTCGATGACCACACCCCTGCCCGACGAGGCTCACGAGGCACTGAGGCGATCGTTCAGGGCAGCGGATAGGCGCATCTTGGACCAGACCGTCCAGATGGACGACCTGTCGATGCTCACGTCCGCCCTCGCTGACCTGGCCGCCACCCTCGGAGCCGCAGTGCCAGCAGCCGAAGCGACACACGCCGTCCTGCAGCAAGCCGACGCCGATGAGACGGCGGCACGAAAACAGGCCGACTCCGCGCTCAACACCCGCGTCGACGCCACCAACATCAACGTCGCTACGGCGCTCGCCAACGTCGACGCACAGCAGCGGCTGCTGACCACACAGATCAGCAACCTGGCCGCGGAAGTCAGTCGCGCCACCCAGGCCGAAAGTGCGCTCCGCACCGACCTGATGGCCGCTGTGTCACGGGTCGCTGTGCTCGAAGCAAGAGCCCTGCGCGGCACCACTGGGCAGGTCACCGTGTCCAGTGTCCTCGGCGCCGGCACGCAGACCGCAGCAGTCAAGTTCGCGGCCGACATGCCGGACACCAACTACACGGCCCTGATCAGTGTGGACACCAACGCCACCCTCCAGGTCGGCTCCATCACTCCCGTGTACCCGGTGACGAACAAGACCCGGTCCGGTTGCACCGTCACGCTGCGGAACACCGGCATCTCCGTGGTCTCCAACATCGTCGTCCAGGTCGCCGCGCTCTCCCTGTCCTGATCCTCGCGTCCCTCAAGCTCTAGGAGCCTTCGTGCCTGTTGTCACCGTCGGGCACCCCATCCCGGGGTTGACCGCGAACGAGCGGATCGGCCGGCTGCAGCTGGCGTTCATCGGCGGGCGCACCGGGCAGGTGACGGTCACGTCGACGCAGCAGACGCAGCTGGTCGCCTTGGGCTACGTGATCAACCCGGCGACCCCGAACTACGAGTCGCCGTACGTCCTCGACGCGGACCTGCCGACGGTGTTGCCGGCCGCCATCGCCGCTGAGGTCGCCAAGACCACCGGGCCCACCGCGACGGCACTAAGGGCGGCCTTCGTGCCAGCGATCAGCATCGTCGGAAAGGGCGCTGACCCCACCGGGGCGACCGACTCGCGCGCCGCCATCGTGGCGGCCATCACCCTCGCCGCCACCAGCGGTCTGCCGGTGTTCGTCCCCAAAGGCACCTTCCGGAAGGACGGGGCCGCCATCCCCATCCCATCCGGCGTGGAGGTCTACGGCGCCGGCGCGACCAGCATCATCAAGAACGGCCCGAGCCCAACCGCCGCGATCTTCACCAACAGCGACACCGCGGCCGGGAACAACGGCATCCGGCTGCACCACCTCAAGCTCGACGCGAACGGCCCGTCCGCCAGCAGCGGCCAGTTCTCCGTCGTCGAGATGGACAACCTCGTCGCCTGCGAGTTCGACCAGCTCGAGGTGACAGGCGGGCGCAACGACGGAGTGACCGCCGGATCGGGCTCCGGCCTGCGCATCCAGCGGATGACCCGCAGCCACATCGGCCGGATCTACGCCCACGACGTCGACTACGACGGCGTCCTGCTCGGCGGATGCACTGACAACGTCATCGACAGCGTCCACGGCGTCGACTGCAAGCGGAACGCCCTCCAGCTGTCCCGGTACCCGATCGGCTCGGGCACCACCCCCTCGCTCGGGAACGTCGTCGGCCGGGTCATCGCCGAGCACTCCACCGGCATCCCGGGCGGCACCTCTCCGACCACCGGCGCGGTCTACTTCCACAACTCGCAGTACAACCAGGTCGGCGAGGTCTTCGCCGACGGTGTCCGGATGGCCGTGGGCGGCATCGGCACCGACGGCGGCTCGTGCGTCGGCAACATCGTCGGCTCGGTCGTCGCCCGCACCCGCTACGTCACCTCGGCGGTGATCGACTGGGAAGGCGAGTGCTACCGCAACCAGATCGGCCGGGCCGTCATCCGCCCGATCTCCGGTGCCGCAGGCATCTACGTCCGCGTCGTCGGGCCCGGGTCCTTCAACCTGTTCCGCAGCATCCACGCGTTCATCGGCGGTGGCACCGGCGCGAACGCGACCGACTGCGACATCGAGATGATCGACGCAGCCGGCGCCCCGTCGATCACCGACGCCGGGCAGCGCAACCTGGTGCGCTACACCGCCGCCGGTCAGCTCTTCGTCAAGAAGACCGGCGTCGCAGCGGTCACCGTCGCCTAGACGCCCAGCCTGTCCAGCTCGGCGCTGATGCGCGCGGCGATCTGGTAGCCCAGGTGTGGCTGGCCCTCTTGCTGGGCCCAGGTACCCGCGAACCATCTCGCTCGTTCCAGGCGCTCGGTGACGGTGCCTTCGCCGGCGTAGTCAGCAGCTCGTCGCGCTACCTGCACGCCGGCCGGGGCAAAGGCGCGGAGCACGGGATCGCGAGGTGTGCGGTCACGGACGAGGGCCACGTAGAACTCCTCTGGCTTGGCGGGCTGCTGACCGCGCACCGCCGAGGATGACGGCGCGGCGTAGTGCGCGTCGCAGCTGAGGGTCGCGCACCTTGTTCGCCTTCATCATGGCGAGGTTCTCGTGAGCGAAGACCTGGCCGCCGTGTGACAGTCGGAGTCTCTGGACGGCGCCGGCGTCGAGCACAGAGGGCAGCGTGGTGCATCGCCCGGCCGCCCCGACCACGTGCAGGTTGATCATGGTGCGGATGCACTTCTCGCAGCGTCCGCAGTTGTAGGCGTTGCCGGGGTTCTCCCAGCACACCCTCAGGTGCTCCATCGCGGCGGGCTGCTCGGCGATGAAGGCGACCTTCTCCGGCCGGGTGGCGTGGTGGCCGTGGTGCTCGAACGTCACCTTGCTGCTGTTCCACAGCGGGTCGAGCTGGGGGTGGCTACCCCATGGGAACAGGTGCTCGACGTGGTACGAGGCCGGGATGATGACCCGGCCGAGCGCGGGGGCGAGCATGTGCCCGATCATGGCCAGTGCAGCGCCGTGGGCCTCGGTTCCCCAGTCGACGTGCTGGTTGACGAGATGGCGGACGTCGGTGTGCACTTCGACCAGGGGGAGGCCGAGGGTGGTCGCCGCTTGGCGCGCGCCGGCGAGCGCTTCGCTGGCCAGTTCAGTGTTGTCCACGTCGATGTCGAACCCGATGACGAAGATCAGGTGCGTGATGCGGTCCCGGTTCTTGAGGGCGCTGTAGAACGAGTCGACGCCGCCGCTGAAGAAGCAGCCGACGCCGGCGGCCGGCGTCGCGTTGCCGGGTCGACTGGCGACCTGGATGTCCGGCACGGTGAGCCGCGGGTACCAGCTGTGAAGGAGCGCCGCAGCCCGCTCAACGTTGTCCCGCAGCACCGGGTCAACAGGGGCGTCCGCGGTCAGCTGCCCGCCAATCCGCATCGCCATGGGTAGAGCGCCCACCAACCAGCCGTCCACCGGTTCGGGAGCCAGAGGCACGGTCGCTTCGACCGAGACCTGCCCATCACCCCACCCGCCGCGGATGACCTTCTCGGACTGCGACAACGTCTTGATCGCGACCCCCGTCACCCGCGGCAGCCTACGCACCGTTCACCGCTGCTGCTTGGGCTACTGGCCCGTAGGGGGCGCTCAGGATCCCGGTGCGGAATGATCACTTCCCATGGGCCAGTCCACGCGAAGCCGATGGGCTCTTCCGGTCGGGACGGCCTGGGTGCTCTTTGTCGTCGCCGTGGGTGAACTGCGCGATCTACCGATTGACCCGGTCCGCGTTGTCTTCCACCTTGTCGAGGCGACGTTGTTCGCCTGGTTCTTCGTCTGGGTGCTACGCCGGTCGCGCAACACTGGCGACCGGTAGGGGGCGCCTCGCCTGAGCGGTAGGGCGGAACTCAGCCGAGCGCCAAGGGTCGGCTCCACGGGCCGCCAGCTTGACCTGTGGAGCCTCGGCGAACACGGGAGGAGCGCTCCGCTCCCGGTGCCTGACTCCATCTTCGCTCTGCCAGCGACCGCCCGCAACGTGGCCGATGGCACGGAGGGGCTTCGTGCCAGCCGTCGGCGGCACGGTCGAGGGCGCGCGTCGTGGTGTTGACCGTCGAGGAGGCCCCGGGAGACAGCGTCGTCATAGGGTCGGCAAGGTGTCCGGGGGTGACGATTCTGCTGATCTGTCTGAAGCGCGCAGCGATCTTGCCGCCGCAGACTCGCAGATCGAGAACCTGCGGCAGGCTCTGGTGACCAACCGGCGGATCGGCATGGCCATGGGCATCCTGATGGCACGGGCCCGGCTCACGGAAGAGCAGGCCTTCGACCGACTGCGGCAGGTCAGCCAGCAGCGCAACGTCAAGCTCCGGGACCTAGCCGAGCAAGTGATCTACACGGGGGACCTCGGTCAGCGTCAAGACTGACTGGCGCCCGGACGACGACGGAGGGGTACGTGCACGAACCCGGAGCGGACGACCAGCGACTCACTCAGGGCGACAGCTCGAACGATCACTGGGCGCGGGAACGCCACGCACGGTCACAGTGGGTGAGTGCGGACGAGCGCGACGCCCGCGCCACAGCCGCCGACCAACGGGCGGCGGACCGAGACGCCGACGCCCGGGCCCGCGATGACGCCGCCGATCGCCTCACCGATGACGCTCTTGCCCGCGAAGACCAGGCCTACCAGCGGATCCGAGAAATCACTCGGCGACTGAACGCCTTGGACGGTGGCGAAGCCGACCAGCACGTCCACGTGCACCAGGCGGTCGAAGCCATCCAAGCCGCTATCGACTCCGGAGCGGAGGAACCCCTGCTCGAGCTACTCCGCCAAGTGCTCAAGCTGCTGGACGTCCAGTTCGCGGACGTCATCGCTGCCGGCATCCAGCGCGCTTCCCTCCGCGTCGACCTGCAACACGCTGACCAGTTGTTGTCCGGGGCAGCCGCCGACCGCGCCGCGGCGTCCGACAACCGTGCCGCTGCCGCCACTGATCGGGCGGCCGCCGCGAGCGACCGCGACAGCGCGCGCACCGCCCGCCACCTCGCGGCCAGCTACCGGAGCGCCGACGAACCGGATCTGTCATAGGGCCAACGACGAGCCGGACGACCAACAGACCGCATCGGCGCTGAGGGGGCGCTGTGGGACCTAGGGCCGCCCAAGGGACACCCGCGACCGGGCCCGTCGTCTAGCGGCGCGGACCTGTC